TTTGTCAAAAGCCAGAAACGACAAAGCCCTGAATAATCAGGGCTTTGTCGGTACAAATATGGCGGAGGCGATGGGATTCGAACTCATGGACCTGTTACAGTCGACGGTTTTCAAGACCGATATTCAAAGCCGCTAAAACCGTGGCCTGTAGCCATTTTTCGTTACAGTACTTTGGTTTTTTGGCTCCTCTGTAGGCCGCATTCTATAAGGGGCCAAATTTGAGTTTTGTAACAGGTTTTGGGGCTATTTTGACGGCTTTGCAATGGCGCCGATACGGCGGTAAACGCGTTCCGTGATGTCGCCCTTGGTGTGTCCCAAGAGCAGGCTCGCGTCAGCGACGTCGATGATTTCCGACGCAGCCTTTGGCCTGATGTCACGAAACTGGAAGCTGCCGATTTTTTCAGCCAACAGGGTGTCGCCCATCTCATCCGCCTCTTTTTTGGCCTTTTCTCGAGCCTTATCCCACCGGTCGCGGAGCATCTTCGCGGTCATGCGCTTACCGCGCGCACTCACAATTAGGTAGCTGCAGATGTGCTGAGCATTGCGCTCAGCCATTTTCGCGATCAGCAGCCCCAGGCTGTTTGCCTCGTCACCATCGGTCATCTGGATTCGTAGCTTCTTGTGCGTCTTGTTCTGCTGCACGCCCAAATATTTGCCCTCGACATCATCCTTCCTCATGACCAGAACATCGGCCGGCCGTTGCCCGGTCAGATAAGCCAGGTCCATCGCGTCTTTCAGCTCTTGAGCTGCCTTCTTGTAAACAGCATCCCAAACCACATCATTTGCGTAATAGTCCCGCGGCGTTTCCTTGTTTTTGCGCACGCCCTGGCACGGATTCTCCTTGGTCGTGAGCCCCCATTCCCGGGCGATATTGAAAACGTGGGAAAGGGTGGCGATCTCCCTGTTCGCCCGAACCTTTGCCGTCCGTGCATCCCGGTACCCGGCAATCGTGGCCGGGGTGATCGAGTCAATGGGAGCGCTGTCGAACATCGGCCGCAGCTGCTTGATCTCCGACAGATTGTCCTTTTGGGTGCGCGGCGCTTTCTTGGAGACTATGTCGCGGATGTACCTATCAAAGATGCCCTTCATGGTGCGCAGGTCGAGGGGTTTTTCCTTGGCTTCGAGTTCTGCCCATTTGATCCGTGCCAGGTCCAGATCCTTGCCTAGGGGAATCGCCTTACCCGTCAGGTCCAAGTAGTAATAGGCAATCCAGTCCTTTCCGCTTTTCCGTGGCCGCGTCCATTGGTACATCCGGGGCGGCAAATTACGTGTTTCGGCCTTGCGGGGTCGCATATCAGTTCACTCGCGAGAAGTCAGGCGTCCATGCCGGCGCGGCCGGCGGTGGGTTGGGGTCAGCGACGGTGGGGGAGATCATTCCCAGTTTCATGCGGGCGTACATCCGCCCAACCAATGGACGCTTGCCGCGGCTTTCGATGAACACCCAATGGCGGTCTGTCAGCCAGCGCCGCTGGTAGGCCCGAGCCTTGTAGCCAGTTAGATCCGCCAGCTCTTCATCTGAAAGAATTTCTGTTTCCATGGTGATGCTCCATGCCGCGCGTGGCGGTAGAAGGTGGGGAGGGGTTATGGGTAGTTTTTTCTGATGCGCTTGGCGATGCCTTCGAGCTGCTCGGCCATGTTGTTGAAGGCGGGAAAATTCATGTCGGGCAGTCCGGTCATGGGCCCGCTTAAATAAATTTTCAGCATGGATACCTCGCTGGAGATGTGGCAAGTTATAAAGAAATATCAATTAGTAGAGTGGTGTTGATGAAGAAAGAAACTGATGTTTCAGTTTTCATAGATAGGAATGGGAGATTTGGAGCATTTTGGCGGGATGAATCCGATGCGTTGATATTATTTGCGCCGCATAAATCTGGACGTGTTTTCAATGCTGATCTAGGAAGGTGGGGCTCTTATAGGGCGAACCTTACAAAGCCGGGTGATGACGAACTCTATAGTGACGATTTGCTTTGTGCGAGTTACGATTTTTCACTGGCTAACATTTATGTGAATAAAGACACTGTTCAGAAACTTTCTATTCCACTATCGTCTTACTATCCAAGAGTGTGGCGCGGCATAGCATCTAACTATCCGCTGGATGGTGGGTATAGCTCAAGATCACTCACCGTCACGGAACACGCGTCAAGACTCCAGTCAACGATAGCTGCCACGAGTTTATTTCAGGAACTAGTTCAATTGTTTCGGTACATAGAACCAGAGCCGGCCAATGCTTCAAGCTTTGGTCATCGAGTAAGAGAACTTCTAATTCTGGCGGCCACAGAGGTAGAGGCTAACTGGCGGGGTGTGATCGTAGCTAATAGCTCTAGTCCTCAGCCAGGCAAGGTATTCACTACTCGCGATTACGTGAAATTACTTCCTCTCCTAAAGCTAGACCAGTGGGGAGTGGTTTTGAAGGATTATGCGAGCTATCAAACAATATGGCCGTTCGATAACTGGTCTGCTAGTAAGCCGACTAAAAGTTTAGCCTGGTACAACGCATATAATGAGGTCAAACATGACAGGGAAGGTAACTTTGATAAAGCTTGTCTTGGGCATTTGATAGAGGCTATGGCAGCGATTCACGTTCTTCAGGCTGCACAGTGGGGGCCAGATATATACAGTGAAATATTTCAAGGTGACTTTTCGCCGTTTAGAATTACCTATAGACCTGAAGTGGTGATTTCTGAGCTCTATATCTGTCCACCCGGAGATATTAACCATCCGATGTTTTATTTTGATGGTCAGTAACTCTGTATTGCATACATGCGGGGCCTTTCAGTCGCCACAGAAACAGTCTATGTCCTGGGCGAGATAGTCAAAATCGAAGTCGGTTTGCCGGGATCGTTGCTCGGCAGACCAGCCCATCGTTTTGTAGTCAGCTCGATCCTGTCGGAACACCTGGCCAAACCTTTCCTCGGTGCCGGACCACCAGATGACTCGCGACGGGTCTTCTATGATGGTCTTGATCAGCTTTCCTTCGTTTTTCTTCCATCACAGGTCGCAGTTCCCGAAATCAGAATCCATGCCGAGGTCGAAGCGCTGGGCTGACCAAAACTCGGCGACGTCTTCCTTCGTGATGCCGGCTGTGTAAGACGGGCAAAGGTTGTCCCCGCGGGTGCCGCCTCGATCATTGGCGGCCATCATGCGGTGATAGCGCTTCGGCTCGTCGTAGCGGATCCCGACGACGCAATCCCACTCGGTGTATCCCAGGGCGCGCATGTGCTTCCGCCGATCTTCACCTTCAGGTACGCGGTGCACATATTGTTCGAGAAGTTCGGTAGCACCGGCGCCAGGTTTTTCTCGGCCTTCCTGTACGCGGCGTAGTACTCGAGCATTATCGTGCACGGTTCGCCGTTGCGACTGAATGTTACGAAATCCACCAGCCGGTACCAGGGCGCATCGTCCGGCTGACCGTACACGCGGCATCACTCCATCCAGACGATGCTCACTTTCCAGCGCTTGGCGATCTGGTCGATGAAAACCAGCGTCTCCGCGTTCCTTGCCGGTGTTCTGAAAGAACAGGTGCACATCTGGCGGCAAAGCCCCGCCGTGGGCTTCAAGAGTTTTGTAGACCATGTGGGCGCTGGTGCGGCCACCACTGATGCCGATCTGGGCCGGGCCCGTGATCAGATAGGGATTCATAACTGCTCCAGACAGCCGACTGCCCCGCCGGCTGGCGTGATTCGTTGAAGTGGGGTATTTGTGTCCGACCCGGCATGAAGTCGGATTTAGGAGTTGGGTATGGGGAAAAAACTGGAGTTGTGGGGTGGCATAGGCACTGCTGTTTATCTGCTATTGATTTCAGTAGCTGTGGGATTTAAGTTTCAAGAGTTTAAAGATCTTAAGCTTAATGAGTTAGGAGACTTTCTAGCGGGTGTATTTGGCCCTATAGCTTTCCTATGGTTGGTACTCGGATTTCTGCAGCAAGGCCGCGAGCTAAAGTTGAGCTCAGATGCTTTGCAACTTCAGGCGGTAGAACTACAAAATTCGGTAGAGCAACAAAAGGAAATGGTGTTGGTGGCAAGAGAACAAGTTTCAGCCGAGTTAGAGCAAATCAGGATAGATCGCGCCCGTAGACTAGCGGCATTGGAGCCAATTTTTGCATTTAGGGAAATTTACGGTTATTTGCAAAATGGTGAGTATATTTTTACTGCTAGCATAACTAATGCTGGAAACAAAATTACTGATTTAAACGTGTCCATAGATAATGCAGCATACAGACTTCCTCATGCTTACTTTCCTTCCCTCCTCCATGGGGTGGCGGTAAGTTTTCACGTGTATTTGAGCAGTCTTGATGAACATTCTGAGGTTGCTTTTACATTTAGCTATAAAAACGATGATGGGGCTTATGGCTCTCAGTCATTTAAGATGGTTCCGATTCCACCAGAGCCAAATCGGGCACCAGGCTTACTTCGCGTATAGAATTGATTATTAGGGTGGCATGATTGGTTGATGTAAGGTATTGGTGTTCGGCCCGGCATGGAGCCGGATCAAGGAGAAGTGATGTCTTTCAGCTACGCAGCAGAGAAGTTCGCATCTGCCCGATCAGTGTTGATGCTGCCTCACCCTCAAGGAGAGGATCAGTCAATAGCCACTGCATTTTTTGAATGTCGTCAGGGTTTGGATCGATTCGACAGGACACTCTTGGACGACAGCTCAAGCAAGTGGATCAGCCAACTCGATCAACTCATGACGACAGATGGACTGGAGGACCCGCACAAAGAAGGGCTCTTTCTGATCAAGGCTCGCACGCTTTCCATTGACGACCAGCTCCAGCTTTCCAGTGTGGTAGATGAACTGCAGTCGTGGTTCAGTCGCCGAAAAGACTGATTTCACCACCCTCGCCTAATTCATTGCAGTAGGCGAGGGTCTGTCAGGCGCCGCCCTCCGTTACCCGGATGCGGCTTTGGTCGTAGGACTCTATTGATGGTTGCGCCAATGAACTTGTGCTGCGTACTCTCATTGCTCATCAAAAGAGGCTTTAAACATGAGCAGCCGTCAGCTTGAAGAAGCGCAAGAAAATCGCCATAACGAGATCATCGGCGACCACATTGGCCTTACTGCCGATGAGGTTGCTGAGTACGTCACGGACATCCAGGAGCAGGACAATGGCACCGGCCACGTTATCTATTTCTCGATCGCGATTCCGCAAAGCGTCCGCGATAAAGTTGATGGGCTTGGTGACGACCTTTATCTCAACACTGGCCCAATCGACTTTGATGAAGAAGACGAACAGTAATCGGGCTTAGCTGCTTCGACACCTGTCTTGGCGAACTCATCTAGCTGTCGCGACCACTTATCCTTCACAACGATTTCATGTCGCGACATGGTGGAGAAGCGGGCGGACTCTTCGGCTGGCGCGGCGGCGAGGTTGATCAAGAACGTCGACGCCGTCTCCTGCCATTCCTCGAAGTCGTGCCGCTTGCCCAGCACCTGAAGTGCATCAGCAAGCGCCTTCGACACAATCAGCGTGCGCTTCTCGGCGCCGATCCGATCCAGCAGGGCACGCTCCTTGGCGCGCTTGTCCTTTTGAATGTCCGCGTTGCTCTTGGCCATAGCCTGCCTCTTCAATTCCGTGGGCCGGTAGATCCAGCCATGTCTGTCGTCGGCGCTGGCGCACCTGGTTGCTGAGGCGCTTCATGATTTGAACTTGAAGCCGTTTTCGCGGGCGATGAGGCGGGCTCGCTTGGCTTCCATGCCGCATTCTTTCGCCGCCTTGGCGACGGGTGTGCCGGCCTCGGCCAACTCCTTCAGCCTAGGCGCCACCTTGTCCCGCTCAGCACGCAGTTTGTTGGTGTGGGTGGTGCCGAATGTGCCGTCCTTTGTGCCGCTTATACCTTGCGCGATTTCCTGCACCGATTTGCCGGCGCCGAAGTACTGCTCTAGTTGCTGATTCAGGTTCGCGAGGATTGAGTCTCGCGGGTTGGGAATTGGTACGCCGATCACTGCGCACCTCTGGGCAGGCGGGCGACCTGTGTTTCGAACTGGTTGGCCGTGTCCACCGCCGAGGCATGCGTCCAGCGGAACGCCTTGGTTTTTCCGGTGACCAGATCGACGATGTGGTACGCCTTGCCGATAGCCCGAACCTGAAAGCGGACCTTCTGGGCGGGTGGTTCCTGGCCGATCATGGAGTAGAACTCGGACGTGGCGATGAACGAACGGAAGCGCAGGGCCCTTCGCCCGGCGAAGCGCTGCTGCAGGATTGATTGCATGGCTGATCCCTCAGTGTTGGGTTGCGGTTAATCGTCAGCACTCGGGCCTTCTGCTGGTTACCGTTGGGCGCAGGGGAGAGTGCTGACGGATAAAGGCAGACGTAAAAAGCCCGATCGGAACCGGGCTTTTGTTGGTGTCACTGATCAAGTTGGGCGATTTCAGACGTGGGTGATGGAAAGGTCACTGATGATGCACACCGAGCCGTCTTCCGGGTCGGTGGTCTCGGAGTTCCGTTGTGACCCGCTACTGGCATCCGTCACCTGCCATATCAGGTTGTTTGTCCGGTCGCGGCTCAGCCCACCAGATAACTGTTTGCGGTGCTTTACGCTGCACACCTGGGTCAGTTGCCAACCCTCTGAACCGTTGAGGCCGGTTCATCGCTGCCTTCCACCTGGCCGGTTGTTATCCGGCGATGGCGGTAGTTAACCATCGGTATATTTGAGCGTCAATACCGATGGTTAATTTAATTTCAAAGGAAATGGCTTATGATTTGCCGGACTACTGTATGTATGTACAGCACAAGGAGAGCGACGTGAGCAGAAAACGAAATCAGAACCAGAAAATCCCGGAGCAAATGACGGGGCTTGAGAGACTGGGTCTTAGAGTGTCCGCAATGATCGGCTCACCCGTGGCTCAGATTCAGCGTTGGGTAACGATCCATCGCCTCGATACGGACGGTGATCTGGAATGGGAGGAGGTGCTTGAGGTGCTGGCCGAGACAGACGGAATCGATATGACCTTCAATGACGACGGCACCGTCACGCTTAAATGGGGTGCTCCGTCGGCAGATGATCGTGTCATTGAGTCGGAGTACCTTGATGCTATCGCTCAGCCAGTACCTTTCTAGTTTAGAAAGGCTAACTAACCGTCGAAAGGCATCAAGAGGCGCAGGGCGATTAGGAATTATTGGTGTATTATTACGTAATCTGAGGTGCTTTAAATGCACCGTTAATCTTTTCATTGCGTCAAGGTTTGTTGGTGATTTTGTGATCAAAGAAAAGGCCATTAAGGCGGCTCTTATCGATTGGCTATATGCCAAAGGTATGGTGCGCGACGCTGTCGTAATCAACGAAATGGTCGTAGCGAATTGGGCTCGACGAGCTGATATAGCTGTTGCTAATGGTAGATTGTACGGATTCGAAATTAAGAGTGCCTTTGACTCATTAAAAAGGCTTCCAGGGCAAATCGAGTCATTTAGGCGTCATTTTGACAAAGTCACAGTTGTGGCTGCATCGAAATTTATCTCTGATATCTCTGAAAGTTATCCTCCTGATGTGGGAATAATAGAGGTCTATCTAAAAGCTGATAAGGTAGAGTTTAGACAGGTGAGGGCGGGTAGGATCGATGAGGTAAAAAACTCTCAATACCTTGCTAGTCTAATTACCAGAGTTGAAATTGAGAGGCTGCTTAAATCAGAATGTATATCCTTTAAGGTTGGAGCTACAAGAAAAGAGCTTCTTGAGTATGTTGATTTGGTGTCAATAAAGAAAATGCGCTCATTTGCTCTGTCTTGCATAAAGGAACGATACCAAAAAACATTTATGGCCTTTGACAAGGCTAGAGAAACTAACGGCTCTTTGGATAGTTTGCAATTGTTAAGCAAAGGCGAAAGCTTGCGGGCTGTTTTTTCTCAAGCGCAAGAGATACCGCAAAGCTTTTTTAGGTCGGCCGGAGGAGAGTACGAGCGTAGTGTTGATATGTCAGCGTTCGGAGATGAGTTTGGGGCGATACCAGAAGGTATGCCCCAGACGGTACTGATAAGACGAAAAAAATCAAATTAAATCATCGTAGTCTTCTTCATCATCGACGCGGCCACTGCATCTAAAATCAATTTGTTTAGAAATGTGCATGTTCACGCGCGCCGCAATCCAAGATGCAGGAGTTTTCATGCCGTCAATATTTCCTTGGGCGGCTTGTCTAATCATTTCAGCCCCCCAAGTGATATCTTCTTCGATCTCTGCATATGAAGAAATCAGCTTTTGGGCTGCATCAATGTATCCTGTCGAGTTGTTTTCAGGGCGCCGTTCAAATATCCATGCATCATTCAGTGGGTAGTCAATTCGGGGTGTGTATCGGCCTCCTCCAGTTATATAAACTCGAGAATGTATTGAACCGTGATCCCCATAGATAGCTGCTCCTGAGCCTATAGCATCATGAATTTTGGATTCGAACATGGCGATTAGGCCTCGCTTTCCCCCGCTATTTGGATCTAGGAAGGACACGACGGAAGACGGAAAGCTTGTGGCGGTAATAATTATTTCTGCGTCTTCAACTTCGTCCCTGATTTCATTGATAGTAGAAATGCATCCGGCCAAGCAGGCAGGCAGAGTATCCCTGACATATCCAGCGTCAATAATTACTATTGAGTTTTCAATGGAGTCTAAGGAGGAAAGTGCTGAGATGATTTTTGCAGTATCTTCGCCAAAGTTTCTTACTTTAAAGGCGACTTTGTTACAGCCAATTTTTTCCAGTTCTCTGGCCTGCCTGATGATTTGAGATATTTTCGACTCTGGTGTTATTTGTATTACCGGTATTACAGGTGCATCCACTCTGCTAATGAAGTCTCTCCAGTATTTGAAATTGGTACTAGAGTCTTTCAGTTTTTTAATGTCTTCGGTAAGGAAAGACGGTTCGGTTGTTAAATCGAGCATGAATGGACGGCCAGCAGTGGCGGTCACTATTTTGGACAGTGGAATTTCAATGTTGGGTTGGCGAGGCCAGGCGCCGAGTGTGAACGCAGGAATAATTGCGTCTTTATGTTCGTTACTAAGGTTCTCGTAACCAGTGATTTCTGCAGGCCTGCTACGAAGAGCTGGATAATAATTATATTCTTCGAAATTTATGTCCACGTTATGCTTCCTCTGCTGACTCTAATTCTACCTGAATACCGCTTGGGGTCGGTGGATGTGGTTCGGCGGGCTTTCTTTCTCTCTTTGTTACTTGCTGTCGTACCGCTTTTGAAATTACATATGCATCAATTTCTATGATTTTGGCATTTGCGTTCTCAAGGTCATTAACTCTAATTAATAGCTCAGAGTATGCCAGGTGAGATTTTGTTAGTTCGGTCATTAACTTCCATAGTGGGATCGTTAGAAATATTCCAACTAATAGCGCTGCTGACCAACCAGAAATGCCAAGCCAAATAGCTTTTTCACCAGCGGCTAGCGTATATACTGAAAGCAAAACGCCGATGACACTTAATGCAACTCCCGCTATTCCGAGATAAACACCAGCACTTGACTCGCTTGAAAACGGTTTAATTTGTGGCAATTGGCGCCTCCTTGCATGTTTACGTCCGGTTTGTATGATGTGAACACTAGTGCGGTTTAAGCTTTTCGTTAGGAAGGCATACGTAGATTAGGCTAGGCGACGTAAGGCCAGTCACAGTTTTCGAGCATTCCAGACCAACAAAACTTTCGCGTGGATGGTCACGTCGTCGACAAGTGCCTCCAGGTCCTTATTGTTCTTGTTATCAGAGATCAGCCAGAAGTGTTCGGCGTCCTTCATCTGTAGGCGCTTTATATAAAGCAGGCCGTGCCAGGTGACCACGTAGACGCCTTCGCCGACAAACTCGGTAATGCCACGATCAACGATCACAGGGTCCTTGTCATTGATCGTACCTTCCATACTCTGACCCCATCCGGTGATCATCGCCAGCGCTGCGGCCGACGTGTAGGTCACACCTTTCTCGCGAAGCACGTCCTCTTTCACAACGAGGTTTCGAATTGCTTCGTTGTAGTCGGCAGGCAACTGGCCGTGCCCCATTGCTCCGCGCACGTCGTACTGAGGAATTAATATCTCATCAGGCTTCGCGCGAAGTCCGGAGAAATCCGCAGGAACGACATTGCTCGCCTGCTCATCAGCAAGCCCTTCGGCTACAGCGTCAGCAATCTTCTTTTGCGCCGCTTCATCCAACCCTTTACCTGCGTGTTTGCGGATCATCTCAAGAACCTTTAGCGCAGCACCCGTCCCTCTAGCGGAGGGTTTGGCGCTGCTGGCCATCGACCGAATCTCGTCTGCGAGCCTGGGGCTGAAGGCTTCGATTGGCTCGTTGAGCATTCTGGACAATACAGAAGCGAACTGCGCATTCAGCGGGTTGATCCCTTTGAAATAAAGATTCACGGCGGCAGGAGTCATGCCGGCGGCATCCGCAATTTTCTTTTGGCTCAGCTTGAGCTCGTTCTTTTTGGACAAGAACAGGGCGTGAGCTAATTCACACTCAGCCATGCGATCTGGGGGAAGGATTCGTTTTTTCGTCATCGCAAGAATGTAAACCAATGGTTAAAAATAAGAAGAAACCATCGGTATTGATTATAGGTTAACAGATGGTTAATATTTGCCTCGTCTACAACAGAGGCATGACCATGAATGAGACTTCCCTCGACAAGTTCGTGGCTGACAAAGGGCAGTCTGTAGCCGCACGGCTACTCCGAGTTACTGCCCCAGCCATCCATAAAGCCTTATCCGCAAAACGGGACATCCGCGTGCTTGAGCTCCCAGATGGGAGCTACCAAGCAAATGAGCTGCGCCCGTTTCCGTCCCAAAAATCTGCTGCATAAGTCATCTCTGTTGCTGATTTGTTGAACGAATGATCGTCGAGCAGCTTCAGCGGTGCCACGGAAACAAAATTGAGGTTTTACGAATGGAAGATTTCTTGAGGGCTTGCCACACCACCGTCAAAGAAAGTGGGGCAGAGGAGCTGGCTGGGAAAATGTGCATGGCGCACGTGAGCCTGCTTCAACGCTCGAATCCGGACAACGCTGCCCATCACCTGACAATCGAGCATCTGTTCGGCGTGTTGCTGCATACCCAAGACATGCGCCCGTTGATGGCGCTGGCCGACCAATTCGGTTTTGACCTGGTGGCTCGCGAGAAGCCGGTCGCCAAGCCACTGATGGTCGCGCTCGGCCATCTCTCCGCCGAGTGCGGAGACGTTGGGCGTTTGATCTTCGATGCTGCGGCGGACAACCACATCAGCCAACACGAAAAAGCCCAAGGAGAGAAAGCAATTCTTGAAGCAATCGACGCGCTGCAGATCTTGCGCGAATCGCTCAAGGCTGCCTGAACGACAGGCACAAAAAAGCCGGGCTGCAACCCGGCTCTTTCAACAACGTGTAAAACACAGTGGGGCCATTATGAACACGATCGTTACCCCCGGCAATACCCGCCGTGTCGTGACACTTTTCGAGCAATCGCAAAACGTGTCACGACTCAGCGTCACGGTTGAATCTGAGACTGGAGATCAGCTGTGAGCACCATAATCATGAGCTTGTGCTGGCCGCTCCAAGGCATGAGTGGGCCACAAAAGGCGGTACTGATCTCGTTGGCGGACAACGCAAACGATGAGGGTGTTTGCTGGCCATCCGTTGCACGGATTTCCGAACGTACCTGCCTTGCCGAAAGAACGGTCCAGACCGCTATCAAATGGCTTGGCCAAGTGGGGCTGTTGTCTGTTCGAGAGCGGATGGGCCGCTCGACCATGTACACCTTGACCCCTGCAGCATACGCACCCCCGCAAGAGTCGCACCCCGCAGCAGCTGCACCATCACCCCCGCAGCTCACGACAGAAACCCCCGCAGCAGCTGCACCCAGAACCGTAATAGAACCATCAAGTGAACCGACACCTCTTGTCGGCGATGAGCAACCGTCGAAAATTTCGAAGCCAAAATGCCCAACCCAGGCAATCGTCGATTTGTTCAACGCGACGATCCCGGAGTTTCCTCGAGTCGTGATGTTGACCAAAGATCGGATCGCCAAGATCAATGCCCGCTGGAACGAAAGCGACGTACACCAGGACCTTGGCTTCTGGGCTGAATATTTCGCCCAGGTGCGTTCGAGCAAGTTCCTGATGGGGGTGGTGGCCGCTGCTGGTGGCAGTCCTTTCCGTTGCAACTTCGACTGGCTGATCGCCCCGAGCAACTTCGTCAAGGTTGTGGAGGGCAATTACAATGCGTGACCCCTACAACATCGAGGCGGAACACGGCCTGTTGGGCGCGATGTTGCAGCGCCCTGAACTGATCGACTCCCTGAGCGACGACCTGTCCGCCGAATCGTTCTACTTCCCGGAGAACGCCGAGGTGTACCGGGGGATCATGGCGGTCCGCTCGGCCGGCAAGTCCGTCGACTTCCTCACCGTGGGTGACCACGTTGGCGTCTTGCCGGATGGCACCCCGGCTTTTGCCTACTGCGCCGAAATCGTCAACGGTACACCCAGCGTTGCCAGCGCCAAGACCTACGCGGGAATCGTGCGTGAGCGGGCAATCGAACGAGCCCTGTTCGACCTCGGCGGCCAAGCGATGGATATCGCGCACAGCGATCAGGATGTGCAGGCGAAAATCGCCGCCGTCCAGGCTGCGGCCATGGCCATTGATTGCGGTTCCGGTGATGACGACATCGTCAAAGTGGGTGATGTGCTGGTCGACCAGCTGGAGGTGTGGCAGGAGCGCCATGATCGTCATGCCCGCGGCGAAACACTGATCGGTCTATCGACCGGCCTGCGCGACCTGGACGAGAAAATCGGCGGCCTGCAACCCGACCATCTGTACATCGTTGCTGGGCGTCCCGCCATGGGCAAGACCACGCTGGCGATGGGTTTTGTTGTCGATGCGGCCGTACGCCAAAGCAAGTCATCACTCGTCATCAGCCTGGAGATGAACAAGGGTCAGCTGCTGGATCGGGCCGTGGCTTCAGAGGGTCGTATTCCGCTCACCCTGGTGAAGAACGGAACGGCGTGCCAGAGCCACGGCACGGAGCTGGCCGCAGCGGCCGGTGTATTGCGTCGCGCCCCGCTGTACATCGCCGACCGGGCCGGCTCGTCAATTGGGCGCATTCGCTCATTGGCTCGCCGCCACAAGATGCGTTACGGCCTCGACCTGCTGATGATCGACTACCTGCAGCTGTTGGAGGGCGAGGGCGGTAATCGGACCGAAGAGGTCAGCAGCATCAGTCGCGGTTGCAAGCTGCTCGCCAAGGAGCTGGGCATTCCCGTCGTGCTGCTGAGCCAGCTCTCCCGCAAATGCGAAGAGCGCCCCAACAAGCGGCCAATCCCCTCGGACTTGAGGGAGTCAGGCGCCATCGAGCAGGACGCCGACGTGATCTTGTTCGTGTATCGCGATGAGGTCTATCACGAAAACACCGAAGCCAAGGGCATTGCCGAAATCATCATCGGCAAGGGCCGCGACATCGAGATGGGCACGGTCCGCACGGCATTTCTTGGGCAGTACAACCGCTTTGAAAACCTTGCTGGCGGGTGGACGCCAGAGCCTGTCGAGCAACCGGCAAAGGTCACCAGCCTGGCCAACCGTTATCGCCAAAAGGAAACATTCTGATGGACTCTCAGCGACTTGCTGTTCCCGAGCCGTCCACCTACCGCTTCGCAGTGTTCTGCTGCTCTTTCAAAATGGATTTGAGCAGCACCCCAGACCATGCCTTGGCGCTGTTCGCCGACGAGGCCATGGCCAAGCGTTATGGTGCGTGGATGTGGCCTTCAACGTTCGAGGTGGTGGACCGTCTCGCCAAACCGGGGGCGACCGATTGAGCACCTTGATCAAGACCCTGACCGTGAAGTTGTCAGACGCCGAAATTCAGCGTAACGCCAAGCTTGAGCATGTGCGCGACCTGCGTGATGCCAGTCACCCCGCGCTGCACTTTCGATATGCGAAGAATCGTGCGCGCGGGTCCTGGTACCTGCTGAACAAACGCAAATGGCACCGCATCGGCGCCTTTCCCGACCTTTCCACCAAGCAGGTTGTTGCGGCCTTACCGGCCGTGCGCTTGCGGGTCGCCGCTGATGGCGCGGCCAGCGTTTCGGGGTGGGTGACAGTCGGCGAGCTGCTGGACTGGTTTGGCGATCGAATGGCCCGTTCGCGAGCTCTCTCTGCCAAGCGGCGCTCAGCCGGCAAATCGGCCATCAGTTGCCAGCTCAAGCCACGTCTAGGTGATTTGCTGGTTCGCGATGTGAGCGCCCAGACCCTCGACAAGCTGCTGATGTGGCCGGCTCAGGAAGAGTTGTCACTGTCATACGTCCAGCAGTTGTACCGCCTGCTCGCGGTGGCCTTTCGTCAGGCCCGTAAGCTGGACCTGATCCCAATCAACCCGATGGCTGAACTCAAGTTCGTCAACTTCACCACGGCCCGCATCCTGCCAAAGCCCGCCCGCCTGCGCGATGTCCAGTTGCCCGAGTTGGTGGAACAGCTGACCGAACGCTTCGAGAGTGCGCCAGGTGATGCCATGCTGGCCCTGATGATGCTTTGCCACGGCACCCGTATTGGCGAAACCCGCCAGGCTCGCTGGGCCGACATTGCGTTGCCTGAGCGTGAGTGGTTCCTGCCGGCCGAACACACCAAGAGCAAGACCGAGCTTCGAGTTCCGCTGACCGACCAGGTATGCGCGTTGCTTCGCCGCTACCGTGACCAACAGTCCGCCCATGGGTACGAGGGGCCATTTCTGTTCCCATCCCGCCGAGGGAAGTCGCTGAGCGAAAACCAAGCCAGTGCAGTGTTTACCCGGCTGGGGCAGGGCACTTGGACCAGTCACGATTTGCGCAAGGTGGCCCGTACCGCGTGGACCGACCTTGGCGTCGACGGCCACATCGGCGAGATGCTGTTGAACCACTCCCTTGGCAAGATCGCTTCGACCTACATCAACACTCAGGCCAAGGAACAGCGTCGGCTGGCTTTGGTGAAGTGGCACAACTGGTTAGATGAACGCGGCTTCAAGGCGATCCACGAGCAGACAGACGTTAGATATGAAGATTCGCAAAACCTCGTAGACGCCTTGAATAGCGTGGCCTGCGAGTCAATTCCGCAATTTGTTAAGGGCGAGGTTTCAAAACATGCAGAAAGGTCGAGTGCCTGGCTTTAGGCGGGAACGGATCGAGCTGGAGCCTTGCCCGATCTGCGAGGGGAAAGCGGTAGTGAAAGGGCTGTTTTATGAGCTGGTTTGTACTGATTGCAACGGCTCAGGTTGGGTAGTTTTGGGTAGCAAGTTGGTGCTTTCATCGGACGAGCTAGTCACCCAGTTAAGTTTCAAATTGCAGCACGCTCAGCGTGAGATTTCGGTGCTGAAAGGTTCGCCACTTATGGCCGGACCGCAGAGCCAGTACGAACAATCGAACCGCCTGGGAGCGGGCGGCACAAATTACACAGGGGATTGAAAGCATGATGATTCGTAAGCCGGCAGGGCGAGCATTGGGAGACACCGAATACCTACTTGAACAGTGGGGCTGGTGGAGAATGGATGGGATGGGGGTGCCCGGGTACACGTCGCCGACATTTGCGCTGATGCGTCAGGCGATGCCGCAAGCGTCGGCGAGCAAGAACTATTGCATCACTGATGATTGGGCAATTGCCATCGACAATGCCGTGGCCAAGCTCACGTATCGTGATCAGCAGATGGGCGACATTATCTGGCTGTACTACGGCGTGAAATGGCCCATGGTGCGTGTGGGAAAGTATTACGGCATCAGTGAAGGAAAGGCGAGAGAGTTGGCGAGGGCTGGGGTTGCTTGGATTGATTGCGCAGTCAGCAGTGTAAGGGATGCCGCCTGACGAGTTTAGAGTGGCATTGAGTTTTTGCTATTGATTTTCTTAAGGTAAGTGGTTTAATTAATATCCGCTTTTTTGGTTTGTAATAGAGCAAAAGTCAATCTGACTGATCTTGGTTTTTGATATCAGAATTTGAGCTGGTTTCTGATTTTATCGTAGGCACTCCTAGGGAAGAAAAATGGATAAGGCAGATTTGGTGCTGGCGTTTTTGGGCGAGTATGTGACGGAGGCTGAGAAGCATGAGTTTCTTAGAGATCACGACTCTAGGTTTGAGGGGCTTAGGACTGTAGTCAAGAACAAGTCTGAAAATTTGCGTGCACCACTTAATGTAATATCTAAGCGATTATATTATGTGGCAGATCATTCATTTTACTGTGTTGAACTTTTCAAGTATAAGTATTATTTGCTCGCGAAAGGTATGCTTAGTGCTTTGGAGACAAATAATCCACTATCGCTAGCAAATAATTGCCGTTCGCTCTTAGAACAGGTCGCCACCCTTACGTATTGCATGGATGCAGTCGAGGAGATGCTAGATGGTCTAAAGGATCAAGGCTCGCCAGAAAAAATAGATAAAATAATTTCTAAAGCCGAATTGGTTTTGCAGCGCACATATGCAGGTAAAGGCAAAACAAAAGATTCTACGAAAGATTCAGAGGCGATACATGTTAATACGGCGATAAAGGCTTTAACTTTGAAGGCCTTGGATGCCTCAGATTCTTATGATTATCTGTGTGAGTTTGTCCATCCTAATTTCGGTAACAATTATCTTATTTCTGCCGGTGAGCTTGGAAAAGGTAAGATAGGAAGTAGAGAGAATTCTGATGAGACCATTATAAAGATTGCATCTATTGCGGTTGGGCTTCTAGATTTTAGCGCCAAAATAAATGGTACTCTTTATCCTGGTCTTACGTGGCGCGCTCACAATCATGTAGAGATTTGTTTCCAGAAGGGGGCGAAAATAACAAACGTCTTCTCAAGCAAAAAGCCAGTGCCAGAAGGGGATGGAAAAACAAAAGAAACAGCATTTTTCTTTAAAAATGCGAGAACTGGTCAAGAATCAATGGCCTTGAGCTATCAGTATCTGAGCGAATGTGGGTATGACGTTCACCCCAGCAACAGAGTCAATGGCGGCGTTGGTGGGGGGCATGTTTATGATGTGTGGTCCACAAAGGACGGGGTGATTTGGTTTAAGGTTCCTTTTTATCTTGGTCTTTAAAAGGGTTTTTAAGAGTTTCTATTTTGAGACTCTAGCACGCTGCCTGAATAAGTTTTCAGCGCTTGAGATTTCTTAAGCAGTTCAGGTTTTAACTGGCTTGGGTTGTGAGGCGTTGGTATGCATCCTGGAAATACCCCCAGTGAGTAAAAAAGGCTTTTCCGCGCGGAATAGATTTGTTTTTATAGCAGCGTGAACTGCTGTGAACTGCTGTGAACTGCTGTGAACTGCTGTGAACTGCTGTGAACTGCTGTGAACTGCTGTGAACTGCTGTGAACTGCTGTGAACTGCTGTGAACTGCTGTGAACTGCTGTGAACGCAGCGAGACGCTTTCAAAAACCCGGCCATCGAGTCGGGTTTTTTGTACCTACCTACAAGCCCTGCCATCGAGCGGGGCTTTTTCGTTTTCGGCCCCATGCCTGGCTCTTTGCTCTGCGCGGATGACAGTGACATGGAGGCCGAACCTATTTGAGGACTACAGATGAGTACGGAGCATCAAGCTCTCGCCGATGTACCCCTTTGGCTGTTGATACTGTTAAGCATGGCGGGTCTGTCTGGGGAGATGCTGAGGGCATCAGGTAGCGATCTTGGACTGCGTCAGATCCTGCAGCGCGTGGCTTTGCGCTTTCTGGCATCTGGTCTTTTGGGTATGGCCACTTTGCTGCTAGCAATGGCTCTTTGGAACAACCTATACCTGGCAGCAGGATTGGGCATCGTTATCGCGGTTATTGGTGCCGATGTTGCGGGCGGCCTGTACACGCAATTTTTGGCTAGAAAGGCGGGAGTCAGCGCCCCACCGACAGGACGCAATGTGAGCGGTCAGTAGAACTCTGAGCGGGAGAGGGAGAGGGAGGCGCGATGTTAAAAATAGGCTTTGGATTGGATTCAGCGCCGCTTCTATGGGAGCTGGACGACATCGAGCATCGGCAATTGCCGTTTGTGCAGATGCTTGCAGCGACCCGGCTGGCCCAGCGGGTCAAGAAGGGCATGCTGCCGGTGATGAAGGCCCGGCTTGATCGGCCGACGCCGACCACGCTGAATAGCCTGTTTATGAAGGCAGCCACTAAGGTCAAGCCTGCGCAGGTCTACTTCAAAGACTCATGGGCGTCAGGCGTTCCGGCTGATGCCTATCTACAGCAAGCGGTCAGTGGCGGCATTCGGCCCCACAAACGTTTCGAGAAGGCGCTGATCGCTCGCGGCATCATGCAGGCCAGCGAGTACGCGGTGCCCACTACGCCATTCATGAATCAGTACGGCAACGTGTCGCGCGGCACCATGACCAAAATCCTGTCGGGTTTGGGTTCGGCCGAGACGCGGTCGGGCTATCAGGCTAATGCCAGTGGCAGCGCCCGAAGTAAGCGCAAGGGCAATGCCCATCGGTTCTTCTCCAGTGAGGTCGACGGCACGCGGGCGGTGTGGGAGCGCAAAACCAAGGGCGATGAAGTCCGTCCGGTCTTTGTCTTCAGTGCCTCGGCGCCTCGTTACCGCACCATTTTCCCGTTCTTCAAGATCGCCGAGAACATCGTAAAGGCCCATCACTCGGCCGAGGTTACACAGGCATTCGCCGATGCTCGGGCGACGGCGCGGTGACTGGACGTCGAGGCTACGAAATGTAGAAAAAGGGGTGCTTTTCGTGCGATTTCCGCTTGACAGGGGCGCCCGGGGGTAAACCCAAAAGGTACTCCCAGACCCCACCCCCATAGGGGGTAATTCGGGCCCCGCTTCTTCGCTATGTATGACCCATTTTCAGAGGTTGGTTGTTGTGTAGTTATGGCTAATCCATCGATCACTCGTAAGCCTGAATGGCTAAACAAATCCCGCATGGCTGAAAGCCTGGGTATCACGACGCAGGCCTTCGATAAATGGGGGGTCGTGGCGGTTGCCAAGATCGGTCGCGAGTCCTTTTATGACGTCCGGTCAGTGGTCGATAACCGCCTTCAACACCAAACAGGAAAGCAACAACCTGGCTCCGAAGAAGTCGATCCGCTGATTGGTTACAAGATCGATTGCGAGCGTCTGCGACTGACCCGGGAGCAGGCCGACGCCCAGGCGCGCAAAAACAAGGTCGGCGACAAGGAGCTTGTCCCGGTCGGATTCATGATCTTTGCACTGTCCAGCCTGTCGGCGCAGTTGGCCTCAACCCTGAACACCATCCCCAAGAGCGTAAAGCGCAAGCACCCCGATATCGCCGTGCGTCACCTTGATGCGGTCGAGAACGAGATTGCCGTTACGCGTAACGCTGCTGTCGGGTTGGCTGACCGCATACCGGAGCTTTTGGATGAGTACATCGCCTCCTTGGATGAGGCCACTGGTTGACGCTGTCCGGCGCGGGCTGAAAAGCCTGCACAAAGATGCCCCGATGACGGCGGTCGAGTGGGCAGACGAATATTTCTACATGTCGTCGGAGTCCTCCTATGGGGAGGGCAAGTGGACGACCGAGGCCTTTCAGGTGCCCTTGCTTAACGCCATGGGCAATGACCTGATCGAAGAACTGAACCTGCTGAAGTCGGCGCGGGTTGGCTACACCAAGATGTTGGTGGCGAACATCGCCTACAAGATCGAACACAAGAAACGCAGCGTCTGCATGTGGAGTCCGACCGACGACGACGCCAAAGACATCATGAAAAAACACGTCGATCCGATGATTCGCGACGTGCCGGTGATCAAGGCTCTGGCACCCTGGTGCGGAAAGAAACACGGCGACAACACCCAAGAATCCAAGGTCTTTGAAAACCGCAAGGTGCTGTGGTGGCTGGGCGGTACAGCCGGCGGTAACTACCGGGAGAAAAGCCCGGATGAAGTGGGTTATGACGAGCTGTCGAACTTTGATGAGGATATCGACGGCGAAGGTTCACCGACCTTCCTTGGCGACAAGCGCCTGGAAGGGGCGACCTACCCCAAGTCAATTCGCGGCTCCACGCCCAAGCTTGCTGGCACCTGCCAGATCACCCGGGCGGCCGAGGAATCGGCCTATCTGATGCGTTTTCATATTCGCTGTCCGCACTGCCGAACAGAACAAACGCTGAAGTGGGGCGGGCCGGATGAGCCGTTAGGGATCAAGTGGCTGAAGGATGAACGCGGCGAGGTCGTCAAGGCCTGGTATTTGTGCGAGTCCGGTAACGGCTGCACGTTCGAACATCACGAGATGATTGAGGCGTCACGCTCAGGTCGGTACATCTGCGAAAAAACCGGGATCTGGACGCGCGACAGCATGGAGTGGTTCGAGGCGGACGACGCGCCGATGCGCACCCCGCGCCGTCTCACGTTCCATATCTGGACGGTGTATTCGACGTTTACCACCTGGGTAAAGATCGCCGACGAGCGGGTCAAGGCCGGCAAGGATCGGGGCAAGCTCAAGACGTTTACCAACACCACGCTGGGCGAGACGTGGGAAGAAGACCAGACCGAGAAAGTCGATTGGGAATTGCTGCACGCCCGGCGAGAGGTTTACGCCGCCCAGGTGCCGCCGCGCGTTGTTGTCTTGACTGGCTCGATTGACACCCAAGATGACCGTTACGAATTGCGTGTGTGGGGCTGGGGTGCTGGCGAAGAAGCGTGGTTGATTTATCGCAAGATTCTGTACGGCGACCCAGACAGCGCGGTTCTCAAGCGCAAAGTCGGGCGTGAGCTGCATCGCATGTACACCCGGGCAGACGGCGCAGTGATGCGGGTCGAGCGTTGGTGCTGGGACTCCGGCGGCCACCACTCGGACGCTGTCCGGGCGGAAAGCCGCAAGCATGGCGTTCATTGGGTGATCCCGATTTTCGGGGCGAGCACCTACGGTAAGCCGATTGCGAGCTTCCCGCGCCGCAAGGAAAAGAAGTCCAAAACCTACCTGACGGAAATTGGTACCGACAACGCCAAAGAGGTGATTTACAACCGCCTCAAGCTCCAGCCGGACGGCGATCGTCCGGTGCCGGGGCTGGTGCATTTTCCTGCCGACGACCAGATCTGCGACGGCGACGAGCTGAAGCAGCTCACCAGTGAAACCAAGAAATGGATCATGGCCCGAGGGCGCCGGGTGCTTCGCTGGGATGCCAGCAAGAAGCGCAACGAGGCGCTCGACTGCTTTGTGTATGCCTTGGCGGCGCTACGCATCTGTCAGGAGAAATTCGGCCTCGATCTGGAGTATCTGGCTCGGCAGAACTCGGCAGCGAGTGATGAGGAAGAGCCGGACGATCCAGATGAACCGGACGATTCAGACGAATCGGACGACGAGCCCCAGGTGCCGGCCGCTGAGCCGGAGCCAAAGCCAGAACCGGCCCCGACGCCGATCCCATCTCAACCAGACCACCAGCCTGCCGCCGGCGGCTGGATTGATACAGGAGCGAGCGCATGGCTGCGTTAACACCTCAGGAAATGCTTGATAAGTACCTGCAAGCCGAGGCGGACGTACTGGCCGGAAAGGACGTGCAGTTCAACGGCCGGCGTGTCGTCATGGCGGATCTGCCCCAAATCAGGCAAGGCCGGATGGAGTGGGAGCGGCGCGTGGCCCAGATGCAGCGCGGAGGGCGTCCGGGTTTTTCCCTGGCGTCGTTTGAATGAACCTGCTGGACAAGGCCCTGGCGCCGCTATTCCCGGGTTTTGTCGCCGAGCGGTTGCGGGCGCGTAACGTGATCATGGCCTTTGAAGCCGCGACGGTGACGCGCACGCACAAGGCCAAGAAGCAAACCAAAAGCGCAGATGCCTCGCTGAACAAAACGCTGAAATCGCTGCGTGACCAGTGCCGCAAGCTGGACGAAGACCACGACATTGTCACGGGTCTGTTTGATCGTCTGGAAGAGCGGGTGGTGGGCGGTCCGGGTATTGCGGTGGAACCGATTCCGCTGGGGTATGACGGCACGATCAACGTGGCGTTTGCTGCGCAGATCAAGGCGCTATGGGGGGAATGGTCGCTCAAGCCTGAAGCGTCCGGGGAGTTGAGTCGGCCGCAGATGGAGCGACTGGTGTGCCGCACCTGGCTGCGTGACGGCGAGGCGTTGGCGCAAATGCTGATGGGCAAGGTGCCCGGCTATGACCATCTGCACGGTGTGCCGTTTGCGCTGGAGCTGCTGGAGCCGGATTACCTGCCCATTGAATACACCGACCTGTCCAAGGGCATCGTCCAGGGCATCGAGCGCAATGCATGGCGGCGCAAGCGCGCTTACCACCTGCTCAAGTCCCACCCGGGGGATCAGCGCGGGGTTTTCGCGCAGAACACCAAGCGCGTGCCAGCCGAGCAGATGATTCACATCGCGCACCGTAAGCGCATTGGCCAGAACCGTGGCCAGCCGTTGCTGCACGCGGTGTTGATCCGCTTGGCGGATATCAAGGACTACGAGGAAAGCGAGCGGGTCGCGGCGCGGATCAGTGCGGCGTTGGCCATGTACATCAAGAAGGGGCTTCCTGACGATTACATTCCGCCGGCCGAAGGTCAGGTACGCGCAGAGCGAACCTTTCCGATCGCGCCGGGGATCGTGATCGACACGCTGCTGCCCGGCGAAGACGTCGGGATGATCGAAAGCAACCGGCCGAACCCGTTCCTTGAGGGGTTCCGCAATGGTCAGCTCAAGGCGGTCGCGGCGGGCACGCGTGGCACTTACTCCAGTGTGGCGCGCAGCTATGACGGCACCTATTCGGCGCAGCGTCAGGAGCTGGTTGAAGGCCAGTTGGGTTACGACCTGCTGCAGCACGAATTCATCGACTACTGGTGTCGTCCGGTTTATCGCCAGTGGCTGCAACTGGCGATCCTGAGCGGCCAACTGGTTGTGCCCGTCGACGTCGATCCGAGAACGATCTACGGCGCGTTCTATCAAGGCCCGGTAATGCCCTGGATCAATCCGGTGCATGAGGCCACGGCGTGGAAGATTCTGGTTGAGGCCGGCTTTGCAGACGAGGCCGAAGTGGCCCGATCGCGGCAGCGCAATCCTTCAGAACTCAAGGCGTCGCGCAAGGCGGAAATCGCCGCGAACCGCGAGAGTGAGCTGGTGTTTAGCTCGGACTTTTACCACCAAATTTACGGGAAGAATCAGCCCAATGATGATGCAAAGCAAAGAGCCGCTGATGCGGCCACGGGGCGCGACCCCGTCGAAGGATGAACCGGGCGCAGGGCAGAGCTGGTATCAGCTCCGCGCTGCTGCGCGTGGCGTGGTTGACCTGATGCTGTACGGCGATATCGGCGCCTGGGGTATCTCGGCCAACCAGTTTGCCCGCGATCTGAAAGCCCTCGGTGACGTGTCACAGATCAATCTGCACGTTCATTCCCCCGGCGGGGACGTGTTCGAAGGCATGGCCATGTACAACCTGCTGAAAAATCACCCGGCACGGGTGGAGGGGACGGTGGATGGTCTGGCCGCTTCGATGGGCAGTGTGGTGTTGATGGCTTCCGACGTGATCCGCATCCCGGCCAACGCCATGATCATGGTGCATAAGCCGTGGGGGATTCAGGGCGGTGACGCCGACGAAATGCGCCGCTATGCCGACTTGCTCGACAAGGTCGAGGACTCTCTGGTGGCGGCCTACACCAGCAAGACCGGCAAGTCTGTCGACGAGGTCAAGGCCTTGCTCGCGGCTGAAACCTGGATGACCGGCGCCGAGGCGGTCGAGCTGGGTTTCGCTGACGAGCTGGTCGGGTCGATGGACACCTTCGCAAAACTCAATTCACAACGCATGCAGGACTTCCAGAAAATGCCCGAATCTCTCAAAAACCTGTTCGATCCGCGCGGCTCGACGACTCCACCGGCTCCGATCGTACCGGCGCCAAACGCTCCGGCCCCGACTGCACTGACACCTGAGCAAATCATGGCGCAGGGTGTAGCGGCCGAGGCGTCTCGCCGTACCGCGATCAGCGCGGCTTTTGCCCCGTTTGCGGCGCATCAAGCGCTTCGCGACACCTGCATGAATGACATTGCCTGCACCGTGGAGGGCGCTAACGCCAAGCTGCTGGCCGCGATCGGTGCGGTAACCACCCCGACCACCAGCGCGCGCCACCCGGGGCATGTCAATAACGGCAATCTGGTGGGTGATTCGGTGCAGGCGTCGTTGTTGGGCCGCCTTGGTATCGAAGCCAACCAGGCGGACAACGCTTACAACCACATGACCTTGCGCGAGCTGGCCCGCGCCTCGCTGCATGATCGCGGCATTCTGGTGGCGACCCTGCGTCCAATGGACATGGTCGGTCTGGCGTTTACCCATGATTCCAGCGACTTCGGCAACATCCTGCTGGATGCTTCGCACCGTTCGTTGCTGGCAGGTTGGGAGGAAGCCGAGGAAACCTATCAGCTGTGGACGCGCCAAGGCCGCTTGAGCGACTTCAAGGTGGCCAACCGCGTCGGGCTGGGTTCGATGTCGACCCTGCGCGAAGTTCGCCCAGGTGCTGAATACAAGTACATCACCCTCGGCGACACCGGCGAGACGATCCGTCTGGCCACCTACGGCGAGATTTTCAGCATCAACCGTCAGGCGATCATCAACGACGACCTCGACGCCCTGAGCGCAATTCCGCGTCTGATGGGGGCCGCGGCTCGCGCAACGATCGGTGATCTGGTGTATGACACCCTGATCAACAACGGCAAGATGAAAGACGGCAAACCGCTGTTCGACGCCTCGCGCAAGAACCTGTTCACCGGTGCCGGCTCGGCGCTGTCGATCGCGGCCATGAGCGCGGCAAAAACCGCCATGGCGTTGCAGAAGGGCAAGCCGGCCAAGGAGGGCGAAAAGACCCGCACGCTGAATGTGCGTCCTGCGTACCTACTGTGCCCGGTCGCGCTGGAAGATCAGGCCAACCAGTTGATCCGCTCGACGTCGGTACCGACCGCCCAAGTCAACGCCGGCGTGGTCAACCCAATCCAGAACTTCGCCCAGGTAATCGGCGAGCCGCGTCTGGACGACAATTCATCGTCGGCCTGGTATCTGGCGGCGAAGCAAGGCAGCGACACCATCGAGGTCGCCTATCTGGATGGCGTGGATACGCCGTACATCGACCAGATGGAAGGCTTCACCAGCGACGGTATTGCG